TTGCCAACTCCTATGGGAAAAATCGTAGAAGGTTTGCTCGATGGAGGGGTTCACCTAGGTGTCTCAACTCGTGGAATGGGTAGCCTTGAGAAACAGGGAGATGTAATGGTCGTCAAAGACGACTATATTCTAAATACGGTTGACATCGTACAAGATCCATCTGCACCAAATGCTTTTGTTAATGGAGTTATGGAAGGTGTAGAATGGGTTTGGAATAATGGCATCCTTGAAACTCAAGTCATTGAAAAGATAGAGACTGAAATTAAACAAGCGTCAAAAAGTAACCTTCATGAGGTTCAGCAGCGTGAGTTCAAGAATTTCCTCTCGTTACTCAAACAATCTTTATAAGGGAGAATCGTATGTCTGACGATCAAATTAAAAACGATCTTGAGGAAGTAATCGATCCCAAAGCTGACGAGAACGAAGCAATGGAGGAGAAAGCTACTTTCGATCCTGCTAACGCTGCCGATCAAGCAGTAAAGCAAAATGCGAAGGCTGACGACGCTGCACCAAAAGCTACGCCACCTAAAACTAAAGCTGGTATGGTCAATGCGATGTATCAGAAGATTAATTCTATGAAGAAAGACAAACTCCAAGCCAATTACGGTAAAATCATGTCTGATATTGAAGATATGATGAAAGGAGAAATGTCTCATGGAAAGAAATCTGTTATGTCAAATAAGCATACCATGAAAGACAGCTATGATTTTGACGGAGAGCTTAATGCTCTTGTCGAAAGCGAAGCAACTCTTTCTGATGAGTTTAAGGAAAAGGCCGCTATAATTTTTGATGTCGCTGTTAAGTCTAAAATTTCTGAAGAAATTGAAACTTTGGAAGAAAACTATCGTACTGAACTTGATGAAGCCATGGAAACTCAAAAGAGTGAAATGGTCGAAAAAGTTGATAGCTACCTAAACTATGTTGTTGAGCAGTGGATGGAGGACAATAAAGTCGCTATCCAGACTGGACTCAGAACTGAAATTGCTGAGAACTTTATGAACAATCTTAAAGATGTGTTCAAAGAGTCTTACATTGAAGTGCCTGAAGCGAAAGTCGATCTGGTTGACGACCTTGCTGCACAAGTTGAGGAACTCGAAGAGAAACTCAATAAGCAGACTGAGCAAGCAATTCAAACTTCTGAGGAGCTGGAGAATCTTAAACGCGACGCGATCATTCGTGAAGCTGCTGCTGATCTAGCAGAAACTCAAGTGGAAAAGTTGAAGAAGCATGCAGAAGCAATTGATTTCAATGACGAACAAGACTTTGCTGAAAAAGTGAAGACTGTCAAAGAAACATACTTCAAATCCGAGTCCAATGACAAAGTGGTTGTAGAAGTTGATGAAACCGATGAAGACGGTGTTGTTGAAGCTACTACCGACGTTATGAACTCATACTTAACCGCAATCCGTAAATCTGCAAAATAAGGGAGGTCCTAATGCAACAGTCTTACGATAAATTGATTGAAAAATGGGCTCCAGTACTCAATGAAGAGTCTGCGGGCAAAATTGAAGATCATCACAAGAAAGCAGTTACTGCTGCCGTTCTTGAAAACCAAGAAATGGCCCTACGCGAAGAGCGTGGTCAGGCCAACTACCTCGAAGAGGCAACTGGAGCTCCTGCTAACGCAATTGGCTCCGCATCAAACTGGGATCCAGTTCTTATCTCACTAGTACGTAGAGCTATGCCTAACCTCATGGCTTATGACATTGCTGGTGTTCAGCCAATGACTGGACCAACTGGTCTTATCTTCGCAATGAAGTCGAGATATCAGGGTGGATCTACTTCCAACCGTGAAGCTCTCTTCAACGAAGCTGAAACTAAGTTCTCTGGAGATTCCGGTGGAACGCATGACTCGGATAATGCTTCCGGTCTTAACGTAACCAACGCTAACAGCCCGAATACAATCGACTCTGATAGACTTACAAATATCATGGCCGGTGGTATGCCTACTGATAAGGCTGAAGCTCTTGGTTCAACTGCAGGTTCTGTATTCCAAGAAATGGGATTCACCATTGAGAAAGCAACTGTGACTGCAAAGTCCAGAGCTCTTAAAGCTGAATACTCCATGGAATTGGCTCAGGATCTTAAAGCAATCCACGGCTTGGATGCTGAAACTGAGTTGGCAAACATTCTCTCTACTGAGATTCTTGCTGAAATCAACCGTGAAGTTGTTAGAACTATCAACTCACAGGCTAAAACTGGTGCTCTTCAGGCAAACACTGCCATTAACGGTGTGTTTAACTTGAGCTCAGACGCTGATGGTAGATGGTCAGTTGAGAAGTTCAAAGGTCTGATCGTTCAGATCGAAAGAGAAGCCAATATAATTGCTAAAGAGACACGTAGAGGTAAAGGTAACTTCATCGTTACTTCTTCTGATGTAGCTTCAGCATTGGCTGCTTCCGGAATGTTGGATTATACTCCTGCTATGTCAACCAACTTAAATGTTGATGACACAGGCAGCACATTCGCCGGTGTACTTAACGGTAGAACTAAGGTCTACATTGATCCTTATGCTAACGTTGATTACTGTACTGTAGGTTATAAGGGAACAAACGCATACGATGCTGGATTGTTCTACTGTCCTTACGTACCTCTTACAATGGTAAGAGCGGTTGGTGAGAATACTTTCCAGCCAAAGATTGGATTCAAAACCAGATATGGTATGGCTTCCAATCCATTTGTAGGCACTTCGCCTTCAGACGGACTAGCTTCTGTTAAGACTAACACTTACTACAGAATTTTCCGCGTAGACAACATCCTTACTTAATAATAAGGAAAAGTCTAAACCCTAGGGGTGGCCGAAAGGCCACCCTTTTTTTTATGGAGAAAGATGGCAAAAGAAACTATCATTAAAGAAACGCCCGATCCTCCAAAGCCAGTGAAGGCAGGAATGTCGGTGAATGAGAAGATTCAAGTCACACGTTTTTATGCTAGATTTGGCATAGCTTTAGGTGCACTAGCTATATTTTCATACATCGTGCATATGATGTTAGTAGCGCCAGAAGAGCTAGCTGCTTCTTCAAAGGATCTATTGAATATTCTCATAGGTGCATTTATACCCATATTAGCTGGTATTAGTAAATTTTACTTCGAATCTGGAGGTGATTTGCATGATCATGGAGATAATGATCCTCCTAAAGAATCTGAGCCTGCCAAATAAAAAACATATAAATAGCTCAAAGGGAGTTATTTAAATGGCAGTAGCAGTTACATCGACAGTAGGCCTCAAAGGGATACAACCTTCAGGCGAAACTACTAATAAAAGCTATCTTCAACCGACAGGCTTTAAGTTCAAGATCAATAGAAAGTACTTTTCTAATATTGAATTTTTTGCTCAGTCGGTACTACATCCTGCTACAACTGTGCAGTCTGTTGAAGTAGGAATTCCAAGAATTGCTTCTATGCCTATGCCCGGCGACAAGCTTACTATGGGTGAGGTCACGGCCATGGCTATACTTGACGAAGATTTATCTGGTTATATGGAAGTTTATAATTGGATGAAAAGTTTCGTAGAAGTTCCTGACACATCTGGCGTAGATGCCATTAATATAGGAAGAGGAGCAACTTCTGCTGATCTCACCTGCACTATACTTTCAAGCCATAATAATAAAAATAAGACCATCACATACTATGATGCGATCCCCACTTCCTTAGGCGATATAGCATTTGAGGCTGCAAGCGGAACTGTACAATACGTAATATATCCAGTTTCCTTCAGATTCACATATTTCGACATAAAGTAGTTTACAAATCATTAGAACTGTGGTATTATAATTATATGGTAAGATTTAAAACATATCTCGAAGAAGCTGCTGGAAAAGGCTTAACCATCTTTGACATTGATGAAACAATGTTCAAAACAAAAGCACGCGTCCACGTCGTTAAAGATGGAAAGGTTATAAAGAAGCTTGATAATCAAGAGTTCAATGATTATAAATTGAAAAAAGGTGAGGACTTCGATTTTGGTGAATTTACCAATGCAAAAATATTTAATCAGACATCTACTCCAATCGCAAGAATGATTAACAAAGTTAAGTCGATTCTCAAAAATGCTACTAAAAAAGGATCAAAGGTCATAATTGTAACTGCAAGACCAAACTTTGACGATAGAGAATTATTTCTTGACACCTTCAGAAATCAAGGTATAGATATTGATAAGATATATGTTGAAAGAGCTGGCAACCTAGGAAAAGGGCCGGCAGCAGAAAATAAGAAAGTGATATTTAAAAAATATCTTGAGCAAAATATTTACAAAAGAATGAGATTGTTTGATGATGCTAAAGAAAATCTAAAAGCTTTCCTATCTTTTCAAGACGAATACCCCGGCATAAGTTTCGAAGCATTCTTAGCCAAACCCAACGGATCAGTTTCCAGATATAGATAATGTTGAGAGTGAATGAAAAAATTACTTGTTATTGGCGATAGCTATCTAGATCATAAGTGCGCCTCATATAGAGATCAGAATATAAAACTTTGGCCTGATCATTTCGATGATATAGAAGTCATATATCGCGCTCAGAGCGGTGCAGATAATAGTTGGATTCTATATAATACCTTTGATGCAATTCAAGAACATAATCCAGATCTTGTGGTATGTTCATGGACTCAATCCATGAGGATATCTTTTGACAAATGGTTCATCGGATGTGGATATGACAGCGACAACAATTTTTTTGTTACATCTGAAGAAACTCTAAAAGAGATAGCCACACGTCTTTGGATGGGAACGTCTTATTGGCGCCCAGATAAAGCAATGGTAAGAATACAAAGACATATTGACATGGTCAATACTTTTCACAATAATGTTTTTCACATGTTTGGTCCTAGCTTTTATACTTTTTATCAATTTAAAGAGTTTACTAAAGATCTATCATTAGATACACCTAATTATAAAGTTGTGAAAAGATTGATAAGCTATTTACATGAACATTTAAGAGATAGACTTCCTCCTCCTATAAAGTCACCGGAATTTATGTTTTCTCAAGAAGGATATTTGAGAACAATGCAAAAACCGGTTTACTATAGAATAAGTGAAGATGACCATCATCCTAACAATGTAGGTCATTTGGCGACATACGAGTACTTGAATAAATACATAAGGATAATGATAGATGATTGATTTGAAAAATATACATGATATGTGGAAGAGTGATTGCCAAATCGACGTAAGTGATCTTTTCGAAGCATCTCGGCAAACACCAGCATTACATGCAAAATATCTTGAGTTGTTGTCTACGTGTAAGCTACAATTGAAAAGACACGAGTTCACTCAGAAAACGCTTCTCAAAAAGAAGTGGCTATACTATAATGGAAAGATGACTCAGGATGAAATAGAAAAAGAAGGATGGGATCCAGATCCTTTTGATGGATTGAAAATATTGAAAGGTGAGATGGACTATTATTATGACTCAGATCCTGAGATTCAACAGTCAGAAGAAAAGATCCAGTATTTTAAAACTCTTATAGATACTTTATCGGAAATAGTTGATAACATAAAATGGCGACATCAGACGATCGGCAACATGATCAAGTGGAGACAGTTCGAAAGTGGCGGATAAGCTTACCATCAGTAAGATTAATGAATCAGCACTCAGAGTACAATGTGATAGAGGGATTGGCCAAGAACTTTCCGACTTTTTTTGTTTCTATGTACCCGGCTACAGGTTTATGCCTGCCTTCAGAAACAAAATATGGGACGGAAGAATACGACTATATAACGCTCAATCTCAAGAATTGCCAGTAGGCCTATTCACTTACGTCACAAACTTTGCTGCTAAGAGAAATTATCTTGTAGAAACAAACAAAACTAATTACGGCTCGCCTTGGGACGTAGATGATATAAGTGATGCTACATTGCAATCACATATCAGAAATCTTAACCTTCCTTACGAAGTTCGCGATTATCAATATGAGGCTATAAAAAAAGCCTTAAACGTAAGAAGAGCGATCATACTATCTCCTACAGGTTCGGGCAAATCTTTAATCATATATGCGTTAACAAAATATATGAAAGGAAAGGTTCTCATCATTGTGCCTACTACATCGTTAGTAGAACAAATGAGAGGTGATTTTGAAGACTATGGCGATGGAGGAGCTCATGTCATATATTCTGGAAAAGATAAAGATATCGAACATTCTAAGATAGTCATAAGTACATGGCAATCAATTTATAAGTTTCCTAAAGTGTGGTTTAAAGATTTCGAAATGGTCATAGGAGATGAGTGTCACGGATTCAAGTCAAAGTCTCTTACAACTCTTATGAATAAGTGCACTGAAACGAGCTATAGAATTGGAACAACAGGAACTTTAGATGGAACGCAAACACATAAGCTTGTCTTAGAAGGATTATTTGGTAGAGTTTTTAAGGCTACTACTACAAAAGATTTGCAAGATAGTGAAACTCTTGCGAAATTAAAGATAAATATATTAAAGCTTAAATATCCTGAAAAAATAAGAAAAGACTTCAATAAAACATATCAGGAAGAAATTGATTTTATAGTTTCAAATGAAAAACGAAACACGTTTATAAAAAATCTGGCAGTAGATCAAAAAGGTAATACTTTATTATTATTTCAATATGTTAAGAAACATGGAAAGATTTTGTATGATTTGATTAAGAATGCGGTTGAAGAAGATCGAAAGGTTTTTTTCGTGAGTGGTGAGGTAGAAACATCTGATAGAGAAGCAATAAGACAAATAACGGAGAAACAGAAAAATGCTATTGTGGTCGCTTCTATGGGAGTCTTTAGTACAGGTGTCAATATCCGTAACATTCATAATATTGTGTTTTCTTCTCCTTCGAAATCTCAAATAAGAGTTTTACAATCGATAGGTAGAGGATTAAGAAAAAGTGATGACGGTAGTCCGACAAAACTTTATGATATTGCAGATGATTTGTCATGGAAGAGTAAGAAGAATTTTGTGTTGCAGCATTCTGCAGAAAGGGTAAAAATATATGATAAAGAACGATTCGATTATCGTGAATACGAAATACAAATATCTTGAACATACACTAAACAAGCCTATAGATATACCAAGATTGTGGAATGAATATATTTGGTTCTTAGATGATTATGGAACTGTTACTGATGATCCTTCAATAATTGACTTTAATGCTATATGCTTAAATAGAAAACCTGGTGATGAAAAATCAATTACGGGTGGCAACGTAAGAGGAAAATACTGGACATATCCTACAGACTCGCCGGTTGAGGAGGAAAGATTACCTTATGTTGATGAAGAGTCTTATACAGAAATATGTCCTGAATTTGAAGGCACCTACACAGAAGAGATTATCAAATCATTAGCATCGCGATGGAAGATTGGACGCGCGCGATTTTTGATGAAGCCACCGAGATCTTGCTTAAGTTGGCATCGTGATCCAGAAAGAAGAATACATATACCTGTAAAAACTAATCTTGGATGTCGTATGGTAATTGAGGAAGAAGCATTTCATATGCCTGCTGACGGCACTATATATATTACTGATAACACAGTTTATCATAACTTTTTCAACGGTGGAGAAGAGAACAGAATTCACCTCGTAGTAACTCTTTTAGAAAAATGATAGCATTAAGACAATTTAAATTATCAAGCAATGAAGAGATTGTAACGGAAGTAGTAGATTTTGCTGATTCTGATCATTCTCTTGTCATAAGAAATACATTAAAAATCGTAAGCATGGAAAACATGGCAACTGGACAAAGATTCTTTGCCTTTAGACCATGGGTCCTATTTCAAGGCGATCACACACATGTGCAGATCTTGAATCCTAATAACATAATTGCAGAGACTACTCCTTCGAAAGATATGATCAAGGAGTATACGAAAAACTTAGAAGCATTTAAAGACCATGATTTGAATAATATTGATGAGACTCGTAAAGAGATGGAAAAATATTTTGCAAAGATGGCAGGCGTGAGTATTAACATTGATGAACTGAGTAACGATTCAGCTAAGGATAACGTGATCAAAGGCCCATGGATTTACCCAGGATCAGACACGATCAACTAGTATATCCCCTCCCTCAGCAACCTCTTTTATTATACCACAGTTTTTGCCATTTGTAAATAGCTTTTGATTCGCAAACACACTTTTTTTTATTTTTTTTTTCCTTTACATTTTGGCCTGAAGGTGGTATAATAATATTATAACAATTGGAGTAGAATATGAAACCTAAAGAAAGACCACATTATGTAAATAATGCGGAGTTTTCTCATGCAGTTGTTGATTATGTGAAAGTGATAAGAGAAGCAAAGGCGAAGGATAAGACCATTCCAACGGTTCCTGACTACATAGCCACATGCTTCTTAAAAATTGCGGAAGGTCTATCACACAAGTCTAACTTTATTCGATACACATATCGTGAAGAGATGGTGATGGATGCTGTAGAAAATTGTCTCCGCGCTATTGAGAATTATAATTTAGAAACAGCGACTCGAACAGGTAAGCCAAATGCATTTGCTTATTTTACACAGATAAGTTGGTATGCTTTCTTAAGAAGAATCGCTAAAGAAAAGAAACAACAAGATATTAAGTTTAAATATCTTTCGCAATCTGGCCTTGAAGATTTTGTTGATATTGGAGATGATAATGCTGCAGCCGTTACACAAGCGGGTCAATTTATAGATACTCTAAAGGATAGAATCGGAAAAGTTAAGGCACAGGATTATGCTATCAAAGAATATTCACAAACACAAAAGAAAAGGAAACGTAAATCTAGGACAGTCGATTCTGACCTACAAGACTTCTTTGCAGAATGAGATCGTGGGAATATTATGATGAAGACTTTTTTAGACGGAATGGATTTGCTTGTTGTATTGATTGCGATAGGCCATTTCGTTATATTGCTTGCTTATTGAAACACCAGAAAACACATTATGATAGAGAGGTAAAGCTACTTGAAAATCGCGATTCTCAATGACACTCATGCGGGTATCAGAAATTCTTCTGAAATCTTTATTGAACAACAAGAGTTGTTTTATAAAAATGTCTTCTTTCCACATCTTAAAGAACATGGTATAAAGCAAATATTGCACCTAGGCGATTATTACGATAATCGTAAGTTCATCAACTTCAAAGCTCTTCAATCAAATAGATACATGTTCTTAGAAATTCTAAGACAAGAAGGTATTGTGATGGATATCATCCCTGGAAATCATGATGTCTTTTATAAGAATACAAATGAACTCAACTCATTAAAAGAGTTGCATGGTCACTATATGAATGAGGTTCATATCATCATGGAACCTACTGTCATGACTTATGATGGAACTGATATAGCTTTGATTCCATGGATCAATAAAGAAAATTATGATGAAAGCATTAAATTTATTGATCAATGTAAAGCTGATATCGTAGGTGCACACCTTGAACTTTCTGGATTTGAGGTTATGAAAGGCCATGTGATGCATCATGGAATGGATCCAAGTATCTTTCAAAGATTCGAACTGGTGATGTCTGGTCATTATCACACTGCATCTGAAAGAGGCAATATCAAATACTTAGGTTCTCAGTTTGAATTCTTCTGGTCCGATGCACATGATCCAAAACATTTTCATGTATTTGATACTGAAACACGTGAACTAACTAAAGTTAGAAATCCGTACACATTATTTGAGAGGATATATTATGATGATGAAGCGAATGAATATTTTGAGTATGATGTTAAGAAGCTCAAAAAGAAATTCGTTAAGGTTGTGGTTGCAAACAAAAAAGATCCTTTCACATTTGATAGGTTCATTGATAGAATTCAAAATGAAGATATATATGAACTTAAGATCCAAGAAAATTTTAACGAGTTTTTGGGAGAGAATGTTGATGACGCAGCAGTTTCGCTTGAAGACACGTCTGTGCTTTTAGACACATATATTGATGGAGTAGATACTGACTTAGATAAAGAAAAAATCAAGTCACAGGTGAGAAACTTAATGACAGAAGCACAGGCCCTAGAAATTTCATGATCGTATTCAAAAAAATTAAATATAAAAACTTCCTTTCAACAGGTAATAACTTTATAGAGATTGACTTAATAAAAGAAAAGTCAACTCTTATTGTAGGACAAAACGGCAGTGGCAAATCAACAATGCTTGATGCAATGTCATTTGCGTTGTTTGGAAAAGCACATCGTAATATTAGTAAGAACCAACTTATCAATTCTATAAATGGAAAGGATTGTGTAGTTGAAGTCAATTTTAATGTGAATAACATAGACTATAGAGTTGTGAGAGGTATAAAGCCAGGGAATTTCGAGATATGGAAAGGCAACATGATGCTTAACCAATCCTCGCACGCCCGCGAGTACCAGAAAATTCTTGAGCAAAATATACTCAAGCTTAATCATAAATCATTCCATCAGGTAGTTGTGTTAGGTTCATCATCATTCATTCCTTTTATGCAACTACCTGCTGGCCATCGAAGAGACGTTATTGAAGATCTTTTAGATATCGGTGTCTTTTCTAAGATGAGTCAAATACTTAAAGAAAAGAATTCAAGATTACGTGATGAGACTAAAGAAAATGATGCTCAACTTGAAATCTTGAAAAACAAGATCGATGTACAGAAAAAATATATTCGTGATATCACTAGCATAAGTGCTGATGCTAAGAAAAAGAAACTTGAAAATATAAAAAGGATAGAGGACGAAATTCAAGAGTTGCTAGCTGAAAATATAACGTTATTGGATTATATTACTAAAGATGAGCCGGGAACTCAAGAGGCTTCTAAAAAGCTAAATGATAAGAAGCAAGGACTTATGCAACATAAGTATAGGTTTGAGCAAAGATACCAATCACTTGAAAAAGATAGTAAATTTTATGAAGATAATGATACATGTCCAACTTGCACGCAAGATTTACCTGAAGATTTTAAAAGTGAAAAGCTGAAAGAGTTAAAGGAAGAAGGAAAGACAATACTTGATGCTGTCACCGGTGTCAAGATGGAATACACTCAAATCGAAAAAGAGCTTAATGAGGTTGTAGAAAAAATAAATGACATACGTGAAAAGCAATCTACTATAAACTCAAATAGCAAAACTGTAGATAAATTACAGAAACAAATTCTTAAAAATAAAGATGAAGAAGATAACACAAAGGATTTAACACAAGCAAATGAAGATCTCAAGCATTACATGTGGTCACAAGAATCGAAGCTTGAACACAAGTATAAGCTAAGAGAAGACGCTTCTTATAATACTGTTATCTTGGAAATGTTGAAAGATACTGGAATCAAGACAAAAATCATAAAGCAGTATTTACCAGTTATAAATAAGCTCGTCAATCAATACTTACAAATATTAGATTTTTATGTTCACTTCAATCTTGATGAAAGCTTTCAAGAAACTATAAGATCCAGACATCGTGATGCGTTCACTTATGATTCCTTTTCAGAAGGGGAAAAACAACGTATTGACCTAGCGCTTTTGTTTACATGGCGACAGATTGCTAAGATGAAGAACTCTGTGTCTACTAATTTGTTGATGCTTGATGAAACGTTTGATTCGAGTCTTGATCATGATGGAATCGATAATCTTATGAAGATCTTAGAAAGCTTAGATGATAACACAAATACGTTTGTCATATCGCATAAAGGAGAAGTTCTTGATGGCAAGTTCAACTCAAAGATCGAGTTTTACAAACATAAAAATTTTAGTCAGATGAAATAATGGTTTACATTTCGTCGCGACTGTGGTATAATACAACTATAACTGAAAATCGTAAAGGATAAATTATGCAACTTAATGAAAATACTCTTACTGTTCTAAAGAACTTTGCGGGTATCAATCCAAACATTGTGATTGAATCTGGGAATGTTCTTAAGACTATCACTGAAGCCAAGAACGTTTTGGCACAAGCAAAGCTTGATCAAGAATTTCCTAGTTCAATGGGGATATATGACTTGAATGAGTTCTTAGCAGTCTTAGGTCTTGTTGATAGTCCTACTCTAGACTTTACTGATGATTACGTTATTGTGAATGATACATCTGGAAGATCAAAGGTCAAGTATTATTACTCTGATCCTGAAATCTTGACATCACCTCAAAAAGATATTGTGATGCCTGATGCTGATGTATCATTTGTTCTCGACAATGAGACTCTTAACAGGTTGAGAAAAGCAACTGCAACTTTAGGTCATCAAGAAATTTCAATTTCAGGAACATCGAGCGGTGTGTTGAGTTTGTCTGTTATAGATAAAAACAATGCAACCTCAAATGCATTCTCCATTGACGTCAGTGGTGAATATCAGGGCAGTGATTTTAATTATGTCTTGAATATCGGCAATCTTAAGATTGTCCCGGGAGATTATGACGTATCGATTTCATCGAAGTTAATCTCTCATTTTGTTAACAAAAACAGCAATCTTCAATATTGGATTGCATTGGAAAAATCTTCGGAGACTGGAGTTTAATATGGCTGAAGAAAAAAAACTTGATGCACCTGCCCCGGCACCTGAAACAGGAGAACCAGCAGATGCTCATACTCAAATGTACGAAACAGCTAATAGAGCTGCTCGTAGCATGATCGCCGTTATTGATACCGTGACTCAACGCGGTGGATTTAAAGGTGAAGAGTTGTCCACTATTGGTCAACTTCGTGATCAGTCCATCTCAATCATTCAGATGGCTGAAAACTTTCAACAGGAGCAGGCACAGAAATAGTGCCTGCCCTATACTATATTATGAAAAGGATTGAATATGTCGAAAGACTACCTATGGGTCGAAAAGTATCGTCCACAAAAAGTATCGGAAACGATACTCCCCCCTCAACTTAAAAATACTTTCCAAAACCTTGTAGATGCTGGTGAATTGCAGAACATGCTCTTTACTGGCACTGCAGGTCTTGGTAAGACTACTATTGCAAAAGCTCTATGTAATGAGCTAGATGTCGATTACCTTTTGATCAATGGATCCGAAGAAGGTAACATCGACACTCTTCGTAACAAGATCAAACAGTTTGCATCAAGTGTTTCTTTGTCCGGTGACTATAAAGTAATTATTCTTGATGAGGCTGATTATCTTAATCCACAATCTTTTCAACCAGCATTGCGTGGATTTATCGAAGAATTCTCAAACAACTGTCGATTCATTCTGACATGTAATTTTAAGAATCGTATTATTGAACCATTACATTCACGATGTGGTGTTTATGAGTTCAATACAACTAAATCTCAAATGGCAGAACTTTGTGGCGAGTTTATGACTCGTTGTAAAGAGATTCTTCATGAGGAAGATATTAAGTATGACCAACGTCCTCTTGCAGAACTTATAATGAAATTTGCTCCTGATTGGAGGAGAGTACTAAATGAACTGCAGCGCTATTCTAGCACTGGCTCTATTGATACTGGTGTGCTTGTATCTCTTACTGAATCAAAATATGATGATCTATTCAACTTTCTAAAAGCTAAAGACTTTAAGAAAATGCGTGGTTGGGTTGTCAATAACATTGATACTGATGCTTCTGCAATCTTTAGAGGTATCTATGATAGAATGGTAGAAAGAGTTAAGCCTCAAAGCATTCCGCAACTTGTTCTTATTCTTGCTGATTATCAGTACAAGAATGCTTTTGCTGCAGACCATGAACTTAATGTCGTGGCATGTATGACTGAAATAATGGCAAATGTCGAGCTTGCATGAACATACTTTGGAAATATTGGTGTAAGGCTATGGGAAGCCATGCTTATGATGATGATAAGAAAGATGATCATATCCATCTAGCTATCAGAACAATGTGGTTCCTATTGCATATCATAACGTGTTGTATGATTATTATTGGCAACGGTAGATTATTGGAGT